GTCTCGCCGATCAAGGGCTTGGAAGGCTTCAACCGAGCGACGCCGGTGTCAGGGCCGACTTTTGTCGACGCCACCATCGGCGGCAAGCGCCTGCGGCGCGGCGCGCGGCTGTGGTCCGTGGCCACGGCGACGTTCAAGACCGAGACCTACCGCTTCCTGCGGCTGGAACGGCCCTCGGACGAAGACCGGGCGCTGGGCGTCTGTGATGCGCCCGGCACGGTCCATCTGCCCGATTGGATCGACACCGAATGGCTCAAGCAGCTGGTCGCCGAACAGCTGATCACGGTGCGCAACAAGCGCGGCTACAGCCACCCCGAATGGCAGAAGATGCGCGAACGCAACGAGGCGCTCGACTGCCGCGTCTATGCCCGCGCGGCGGCCTGGATCATGGGCGCGGATCGTTGGGACGAGGCGACATGGCGGCGGCTCGAGGAACAGGCCGGGGTGGAAACGCGCCCGGCACCGCAACTGGAAGCTACGTCTGAGCCGACAACACCTGCCGCGCCGAAAGCCGGAACACCAACGACGCCACGGCGCAAACGCCGGGCTTACACACCGAACTTCATGAGGGATTGAGATGGATCTGGAACGGATGCGCGCACTTTTGACCGCGCTGCAGGAGGCGCGCTACGCAGGCGTCCGCTCGGTCAGCTATGATGGCAAGTCGATCAACTATGGCTCGGACGCGGAACTGGCGAACGCGATCAGCGATCTGGAAACCCGGATTGCGACCGCCACCACCGGCACGCCACGTCGTCGCCGCTGGGGCACCGTCGCCTCAAAGGGTCTTTGATCCATGGCGTTTGAAGCTTTCCGGCAGCGCATCGGCAGCATCATCGGCGGATTTGACGCAGCGCAGGCCCATCGCCGTCTGCGCGGGTTCCGCGCCAGCCGCGCGCATGTGAACACGCTGATCGCGGCCTCGGGCAATACGATCACCGCCCGCGCCCGCTGGCTGGTGCGTAACAATGGCTATGCTACCAATGCCGTGGAATCCTTCGCCAGCAATGTTGTCGGCGATGGCATCAAGCCGTCGTCGACCATCGCCGACGCAGCCAAGAAGGAAGAGTTGCAGGCGCTATGGCTCGCCTGGACTGATGATGCTGACGCGGAAGGCCTCACCGATTTCTACGGGCTGCAGCGTCGGGCCGCGCGCGAGGTGTTCTTGTCGGGTGAGGTCTTCATCCGGATCCGGCCCCGCCGCGCCGAAGACGGCCTGACGGTTCCCCTGCAACTGCAGATGCTGCCCGCCGAGATGCTGCCGCTCGACATGAACCGCACGCTGCCCGGCGTGGGTCTGATCCGGCAGGGCATCGAGTTCGACGGCATCGGACGCCGCGTCGCCTATCATTTTCTGCGCCGCCATCCCGGCGATCTGACCGATCCGGGCCTCACCAATGAGACTGTCCGTGTTCCAGCTGCAGATGTGATCCATGTGTTGGACCCGGTGGAAGCGGGCCAGCTGCGTGGCGTGTCGCGGTTCGCGGCTGCCATCGTCAAGCTGTTCACGCTGGACCTCTATGATGACGCTGAGCTGGAGCGCAAAAAGATCGCGGCGATGTTCGCGATGTTCATCACCTCGCCCGCCCCGGAAACGCCACTGGAACCGACCGAGGAGGATCTGGAGGTTGAGCCCGGCCAGGTGGTGCGGCTCGATCCCGGCGAGGATGTCTCGACCCCGGCCACACCAGACTCGGGCGGCACCTATGAGCCGTTCCAATATAGAACCCTGCTGCAAGTCGCGGCAGCGCTGGGCATTCCTTACGGGTATCTGACGGGCGACACGGCGAAGGGCAACTTCTCCAACACGCGGATCAGCCTCATCGAATTCCGCCGTCGTATCTCGGCATGGCAGCATGGGGTGTTGGTGTTCCAGCTCTGCCGAACGGTGTGGACACGCTGGATGGACGTGGCAGTGCTGTCCGGTGCCATCGATCTGCCCGGTTATGATCAACAGCGGCGGCAGTATCAGGCCTGCGCCTGGCTCCCGACAAAATGGGACTGGATCGACCCAATGAAGGACGCCTCGGCCGAGATCCTGCAGATCGAGTCCGGGTTGAAATCCCGCACGCAGGCGATCTCGGAGCGCGGTTATGACGCTGAGCAGGTCGACCGGGAAATTGCCGCCGAGCGCAAACGCGAGCTGGCATTGGGTCTCGACTTCCGCCGTCCGGGATCTCCGGCGCAGGGGCCGGGTGCTGCCAGCGGCAAGGATGACAAGCAGGACGGGGCTGAAAGCGACGATGCGCCAGAAGATGGCGAAGACGAAACTGTCCCAAAGGATGAAACGTGATGCACCACGCCCAGATCGCCCAGCGCGCTTTCAACACGCCCCTTATGGTCGATCCAGCGAAGGCGCTGGCCTTCCTGTCCGGGTTGGGGCCGCGCATCACTGGGCAGGAAATCACCTTCCATGGCATTGATCTGCCGTCCGCTGGTGCTGAACAGGCGACCCCACTCACCCGCGCATCGCTCTTTGGCAATGATCTCGCCCAGCGCCATCAACGCAATGGTTCGCAGCCCTACGCGGTGATTGACGGTATCGCGGTGCTCGAGATCTCCGGAACGCTGGTGCACCGGGGTGCGTGGATCGGGCAATCCTCTGGCCTGACGTCTTATGAGGGGATCGCGGCTCAATTGCATGCAGCCGTCACGGACCCAGCCGTGCGCGGCATTGCGCTGGATATCGACAGCTTCGGTGGCGAAGTCGCCGGGGCCTTCGATCTGGCCGATCGCATCCGGTCGGCGCGGGCGCAGAAACCCGTCCATGCTTTCGTGGCGGAACACGCCCTATCCGCTGGCTATGTCCTGGCCAGCCAGGCCGACCGCATCATTCTGCCCCGCACCGGGGCCGTTGGCAGCATCGGCGTCGTCGCGCTGCACACCGATATGAGCGGCGCACTGGACCAGAAGGGCATCGCCGTCACTCTGATCCATGCAGGATCGCACAAGATTGATGCAAACCCATATCAGCCGTTGCCCGAAACGGTGCAGAACCAGATGCAGCGCGAGCTGGAGGTGGTGCGCTTCCTCTTCGCCGAGACCGTCGCCGCAGGTCGCGGGGATCGGCTAACCCATGCGGCAGCACTGGCCACAGAGGCTGCGGTGTTTCGCGGGGTTGATGCCATTGCCGCCGGTCTGGCCGACGAGTTGGCTGATCCCGTCACCGCCTTTCGTTCCTTCGCCGCCGCCCCGCGCGGTACAACTTCCCCCAGCAGAAAGGGTCCACAGATGACCACCACGCCTGAAACATCCACTGAAACTGTCGACACACCTCCGATCGAGGCTGCACCAGCGGCTCCGGGTGCAGCGGCCGCCGTCCACACCACTAATCCGGTGGCTATGTCAGCCGATGCCGTTCGCATTGAAGCAGCAGAAGTTGCGCAGGTCTGTGCGCAGGCCGCCCGGCTCGGCGTGACCATTGATGCCGCCGACGCTGTAACGCGCGGGCTGAAACCCGAAGCCCTGCGCGCCCGCGTGCTGGCCGATCTCGCCGCCCGCAGCGATGCGGCGGGCATCATCGCCACCGCTCCGGCAGCGGCCGCCGCGAAAGACAGCCCGATTATCGCTGCCGCCAAGAAGGCCGCTGCGTCCTCGCGCTGAACAGACTTCCCAACCCTCAACACATGGAGACCAAACAATGCCCGTCCTGACGGAACCGCCCAGCATGGGCGATGTCCTCAAATATGAGGTCAACCCGAACTACACCCGTGAGGTGATCACCTTGCTGATTGGCACGCGCTATCCGGTCGGCTCAGTGTTGGGGCGCATCACGGTCAATGGCAAATACAAGCTGGCGACCAGCGGCGGAACCGATGGCGCACAAACCGCCACGGCCGTCTTGCTTTACGCCGTCGACGCCACCCTTGCCGATGCCACTGGCATTGTGGTCGTGCGCGGCCCCTCGATCGTATCGCGCGCAGGCCTCGCCTATGACGCCACCGTCGATGACAGCGCAAAGATCACCACCAAGATCGGCCAGCTGGCCGCTGTCGGCATTATCGCACGCGACGGCGTTTGACGCCCACCGGCGCAGCGCATCCACATCCATCTCTCATTCACTCGGAGCCCTCCATGACCCTTGTCCGCAATCCCTTTGACGCTGGCGGCTATTCGCTGGCCGAAATGACGCAGGCCATCAACATCCTGCCCAACCTCTACACCCGCCTTGGCCAGATCGGCCTGTTCCGCTTCGAGGGCGTCAGCCAGCGGTCTGTGATCATCGAGCAATACGAGGGCGTGCTGAACCTGCTGCCCTCCGTCCCCCTCGGCGGCCCAGCCACCGTCGGCACCCGCGAGGGGCGGTCCATGCGCAGCTTCGCCCTGCCGTGGATCCCGCATGATGACGTGATCCTACCCGGCGATATTCAGGGCCAACCCGCGCTGGGCGTGTTCGATGGGGCCGACCCGCTGGTCGAGGTGATGAACCGCAAGCTGCAGCTGATGCGGCGCAAACATGCCCAGACTCGCGAATATATGGAGATGAATGCCCTGCGCGGCATCGTGAAGGATGGCGCGGGCACCACGCTCTACAATTACTTCACTGAGTTTGGACTGGCGCAAATCTCGGTCGACTTCCTGCTCGGCACCGCAGGCACCAATGTGCAGGGCAAGGTCCGTGAGGTCTTGCGCGCCGTGGAAGACAACCTGTTGGGCGAGGCCATGTCCTCAGTCCATGCGCTGGTCAGCCGCGAGTTCTTCGACAAGCTGATCGCGCATCCCAAGACTGAAGAGGCCTACAAGTTCTATGCCGCCACCGGGGCCCAGCCCCTGCGCGAGGATATGCGGCGCAACTTCCCCTTCGCGGGCATCGTGTTCGAGGAATATTCCGGCACCGTCACCCTTTCCACCAAGGCGACCGAACGGCTGGTCCCCGCCAGCGAAGGCATCGCGTTTCCATTGGGCACCATGGATACCTTCACCACCTATGGCGGCCCGGCAAACCTGCTGGAGGCGGCCAACACCATGGGCCTGCCGCTCTATGCCCGCCAGCATCTCGACGAGAAAGGCCGCTGGATCGACCTGATGACCGAGGCCTCGATCCTGCCGGTGAACAAGCGGCCGCGCATCGCGATCCGCCTGCAGACCTCGAACTGACAGGTCCACCATGAACGTCTTCGCCGCCGCCATGGACCGGATCTATGCCAACCCTTCCATGGCGGTGGCTGCGCTCTGGATCTCAGCGTCCACCTCCGAAGAACGGACGATCCGTGTCATCCGCCGCGCCCCGGATCGCATTACCGAATTCGGCGCTGGGCGATTTGTCAGCGATACCATGATGGTCGACGTGCGCGTGTCCGATCTGCCGTATCCCCGCTCGGGTGATCTGATAGTGATCGGCACCGACAGCTTCACCATTCAGGGCGAGCCGATGCGTGACCGTGAACGCCTGATCTGGTCGCTGGATCTGAGGCCAACATGAGGTTGCGGGTCGCGTTTAATCCCGACATCGCCGCCCTGATGCAGGCCGAAATTGCTGCCGGTGAAAAGGCGGTGTCGGCGGCTATGCGAGAGGCGGGCGGCAGTTTGAAGTCGGCCTGGCGCACCCAGATCACCGGCGCTGGGCTGGGAACCCGGCTGGGCAACAGCATCCGCCTCGCCACTTTCCCAAGGACCAGCAACAGCCTGAACGCGGCGGCGCTGGTCTGGTCCAAAGCCCCCGTGATCATCGGCGCACATGATACCGGCCCCCTGATCCGGTCCAAGGACGGGTTCTGGCTGGCAATCCCAACCGCTGCTGCTGGCAAAAGCACCAGGGGCGGCCGGATCACTCCCGGTGAATGGGAACGCCGCACCGGATTACGCCTGAGGTTCATCTATCGCCGACGGGGCCCAAGCCTGCTGGTGGCCGAGGGGCGGTTGAACACAAAAGGCCGCGCGGTGGCGAGCAGATCCAAAACCGGACGCGGCATGGCGACCGTGCCGATCTTCCTGCTGGTGCCGCAGGTCAAGCTGCGGAAACGGCTCGATTTGGCGCGGGATGCGGAACGGGCGGTGGACAGCGTGCCAGGGCGGATCGTCGCGGGGTGGAAGAACTCTTGATACCGGTCAATCAGATAGAAATGCTCGCTTTGCAAAGGTCGCGCCATTGCTGGGTCGCCCTTGGAACTGCCCTCCGATCAGCCCGTTTACGTAAACATCCCGATGGAAACGCGTCTTGCTGGTATTGGCAATTTCTGGGTTCTGCGACAAAGCCATACCAATAAGCGTTGTTTCTAGCCAATCGACGTAGGCGTCGGAACTACTACGGTTGTTTGAAAGACGCCCTGTTTCGGTAAGCAGCGGGAACAGCAGGATGCAGGGCTTTCCGCGACGGTATGATTTTGCCACCTCGCCCGGAGCAAGTATCCCAGAGTAATGGTCAAGCTTATGTGGAGTGAATACCTCGTCCTGAAAGCCACCCTGCGCGAGTGTCTTACCGACGTACCATGGACGCACCTTTCGACCGTTGTCGATGCAGAAGGCATAGCAGCCTACGGCGGCATTCAGACCTTCCCAATATTCCTCGACGTCTTGCCAGAATATCTTTCTCCAATGGCCGGTTCGTTCCCGCGGAAAGTGGAACGGGCCGCAGCTCTCAAAATTCATCGGTTTAGCCTACATTACCCCTGCTGAGAGCGAGTATAAGCGTTGCACACTATCCGCGAAACCATTCTATTATCGCTGCATGCACAGCTGCAGCCGCTTGCCGCCCTTGTTATGCGCGATGAGGTTCTTCCCGAGCGGATCCCGGCGGCGGGGCTCATCATCCTGCGCGACGGCCAGCCGGGCGAGCCGGAGGTGACGCTGTCGCCCCTGCGTTATCATTATCAGCACCGGGCCGAGCTGGAGGTTGTCGTCCAAGCCCCGAATGACCGCGCAAGCGCATTCGACACCCTGATCGCCGATATTGGCACTGCATTGGAAGCCGACCGAACGCTTGGCGGCCTCTGCGACTGGATCGAGGCGGAAGCCCCG